TTACTAAAATACTCAGAATAGAGAGAATGATTTTAACTTTGCTGAGTCTTTTCTCTCTATTTTTTTGCCTTCTTTCCAGTCTACTCATTTTCTCTTTGTCACCTCCTTTCTATAATACTATTATATCATGACGTTACGTCAAAGTCAATAGTTTTTCTCTTATTTTTTAGAAAAACTTGGTATATTGAAATGATATAAATTCGTATCTTTTTAAGAAATTGTGATATAATAAAAGCAAGAGAACTATATTCTATGCCTAAGAATGAAGTTTTCGTCTAAAGTAAAAAATTATCTGGACTTTTGAATTTGATTTTTAAATCAAATTCCTAAACGCTCTTTCGTGCAAAAGAGCGTTTTTTAATTTCCAACACTTTAATAATGAAAAATAAACAAATATGAAATGATATAAAATTGAATCATTTTATCTAAAATATGATATAATAAAAACAAGGAAATAATGATTTACTTTATACAAGAGCAGTTATTTCCAATTCAGATTAAAAATTAATTACTTTTTTAAACTACTCTTATTGGCGTTTGAGTAGTTTTTTATTTTCTCATACATAAAAGCTGATACAACACCAGCTAGTACACTTAATAAAAAATCTATTACCATATCACTCCACCTCCTTCCGTTATGGAATTTGGCGTTTAACATGGAAATAACTACTCTTACACTTTTCAATCATTTTTTCCTTGCAAGATTATTATAACATATATTTACATATAAAAAAGACTTAGTAAATATGCTAAGTCTTTTAAAATACAGTTTTTTAGAAAATATATTTTTAAAATATAATTTATTTTTAAAAACAGTATATTTTTTTATAATTTAAATGTGCTATAATTATAATCATAATGAACAGAAAAAACTTTTTAATTGGTTTAAAAAAATCTACAAAAAAATAAAATGAGGAATACAAACTGCCGTCAAACAACTGTATTCCTCGCACACGAGGCTAGACCTCTCTTAAGGATAATATATCCTTGTTTTTCTATACTTATATTTATATTATAAGATAAAGTACAGGAAAACACAAGGTTTTTAAGGTAATTTTAATAGTAAAATTATTACAAAAAATCGGAAAGAGTTTTAGCCTCCAGGGGGAAAATGGAGGGATAAAAGTGAAAAATACTAATAAAAATAATATAGATAAGATATTCAGAAATGATTGTGACTTAGAAAGAGCAGAAGGAGAAATAGAAAATTACGCAAAATTTGAAAGACAAGAGACACATAAAATAAAAAAATATATAGATGAGAAAAAAAGTGGAATATACAATGCAATAGTTAGAGCATCAGCAGGAGAAACTGTTTTATTACTCGCAGAAACTGGAACAGGCAAAAGCTATAGCTTTATAAATGCACTTAAAAAAATGAATATGAAAGCATTATTTATATTGCCCAACTCAGCTAATGTCGAGCAAGCTATGAAAGAATACGATGTGCCAGGCGCATATGACTTAATACCTGCAACTAAAGCATTAAAAGCTGGAAACTTAGCGGTTATGACATGGGATAAAACAGAACAATTATTAAATGTAAATTTAGAAGAATATATAATAATTGTCGATGAAATACATCAAACATACACAGATAGCTACAGAAGCAAAGCGATAAAAAATCTTAACAATATCGTAAGTAAATGTAGAGGAAGAATAGATATAACAGCAACTCCAACCAAGTTAGAATTTGGAATATATGATTATGTAATTGAGTATATAAAAGAAAAAAATACTAAATATGATGTAAGATTATACGATAATATAAATCGAGAAAAAATGATTGAAATAATCAATAAATCGAAAAATAGTGCTGTACTTTATAACAATAAAAAAGAACTTAAATACATAAGTGAAATATCAACAAAAAAAAGCGATATAGTTCATTCAAAAATTAAACATAAGAGTGAATTATATAAAAGAATAATGCAATATTCAGACATGAAAGGATATGAACTTTTATTAAATACAACAACAATCCTAGCAGGTGTTAATATAAAAAATAAAGACATAACAGATATAATCATAGCTGGAATTAAAGACTCAGCAACAATAAAGCAGTATGTTGCTAGATTTAGAGACTTAAAAAAAGTAAGAGTACATATTTTCAATGAATTTGAAAATACAGAAGGTAGCAATAAAGTTTATAAAATCAATGACATAGTAAAAACTAACTTCAAAAGAGCTAACAGACTAAAAGAGCTATACAATGAATTAAATAATAAAAGAGTGACAGGCTTTGAAACTGTTGGAATAGACCTCGTTCCATTCAGTTTAGATTCTAATGTATATTACTCTATTAAAAATAAATGCTATGAAATAGATAAGTTATTCATTATAAGTAATACATACGCAAGATATTACAATAGCAGAAGTATCGCAAGTTTGAAAGTGCTTTTAGAAGAATATTTCAAAGATGTAAAAATAGAAAATATAGAAGAACAAAGTCAAGAAACAACACAGCAAATAAAAGAATACAAAGAAATTTTAAAAGAAATTAAGAAGGCTACGTTAAAAACTTTAGAAGAAAATAAAAAATATCTAGTTGGATATGAGCAAATTAAAAAGGGTTCTAAGGACTTCAATTTCATGACATATCTAAACTATAACAAGATAACAGAGGACGACTGTAAGCAGGCACACATTAAGCACAATATAGATTATTTAATAGATAAAGCAGATTGTTACAACGAAATTGAACTATATTCAAAATATGTGCTAGAGCATAACTATAGTTTAGAGTTGTCCTGGAAACTTGCCAATATGGAAAAAAATAAAAGAAGTAATATATTTAATAAAATAAATAATCTTATATACAGAGAATTAAAAGAAGAACACCCTAATTTATTGAATGATAACTTAATAGAAGTTGTTGCATATAACTACATAGATAAATTATTTGGAACTGGAACGGCTTACACAAAAGATAACTTACAAGAGTTAAGTAACGACTTAGGAATACTTCTAGGAGACAACTGGAGATTAACAACTAGCAAGTTAGGAACTACTTTAAAAAATATATTTGTAGTAAAAACTAAGCGACTTAAAAAAGATGATACGCTGGAACAATATTCATTTTACAAAAATAATACACCTAATACTGAGTTCCAAAATAAAGACAGCATGAGAATAAATAAAATTGAAAGATATATAACAATAGAAGATATAGAAAAGGATTTAAAACTAGAAAAAAATGACTTAACTTTAAGAAATGCAATAAATATTAGAAAACAAAAATTATTAAGCAAATTAGATGAAATTGAAAAAGCATTTCTAAATAATGAATTTGATATAGGATTTAAAACAAAAACAGAAATAGAACCAATGGAGCAATTAGAAATTTGTATCTAAAAACAAAAAGCCGGGGTCTGACTTTAATATATATATATATATATAAATTTCAGACCCCGGCTTTTTGATGTATAATTTCAAAATTGAAAAAGAAAAAACAAAAAGTCAACGGGTCTGAGAGCCGTAGGGTTTAAATATTTGACCCTACGATTTTTTAATATAAGAAAATTCAATATATTTTGAATTGGAATTATTTTCCAGTAGCAAAATTTGCTAAAAGGTACTATTATTGTAGTATAAATGTTTAATTACGACAAAAAATCGTACATGTGTTCTTGTAATATCGAACAAAAAGGGGTATAATTAAATTCGTAAGTTATTTTTTTAAGATTTTAAGAATGTATTATTCTACTAAAAGTATAGGGGGATGATTGGTTTGAAAGAAGAAATAAAAAAAATGATAGATTTGATTGGGGATAGGGAATTATTGGAAATTATTTATTTATACTTAAGAAAAAAAACTAAAAAATAAATGTGTACATATAAAAAAGCTATCAAAATTGAGATGATAGCTTTTTATTCTTTAGAAAATACTTCTAAAATTTTTAAAATTGATTCAAGTTGCTCGTCTGTTAATTTGCTAAATTCTAAAACAGCTTTTGCTAGCTTTTCGTTTTCGTCTATTGCGCAAAAAGCTTCCGCTTTCACGGAGTTTCTATCCTCGGTGTTATACATCTCCCCTGTGCCAGTTCTTAGCCAATCCTCATTTACTTTAAATAGTGAAATTATTAGTTTTAAATCACTTTCTCTTATTTTTGTTCTTCCGCTTTCTAAATTGTAAATTTCATTTTTTGTTTTTCCTAGTTTTTCACCGAGTTCTACTTGCTTCAATCCTTCTGATATTCTTAATTTTCTGATTCGTATATTTATATCGTCTATTATTTCGTTCATTATCAAAACTCCTTTCATAGATTGATTTTACCTTAAAATGTTGTTTAAGTCAACGTAATTATACGTTTAAAACGTAAAATGAAGACTTAATAATTCTCGATATAGTATTGACAGTCTTCATATAACGTCTTATAATGTAAGTATAAACGTTATATGAAGTCTGGGGGTGGAGTAATGAACAGAGAAGAAATGATTTACAAAAGTGCAAAAATATATTTAAGTTTAAGCGAAAAGAAACAGAAAGATATTGACTGCATAGTAAAGGCTAATAAGATTGGAAATATCGCTAATGAACGTATTTTAGACATAGATAAATTGAATGAAGCATTAGAAGAAATGAAAAAAATGATTTGTTAAAAAGTGTACTTGACGGCTACACTAAACCAATTAAAAAAAAGTAAAAGAAAAAAATAAGGAGGCTTAAAAATGATAAAAATTATTTTATGCAATACTGTAGACGAGTATATTGAATATGAAAGAGTCCAAGGTACAAAAGATTGCTATTTAATAGATATAATTATAGGCGATAAATGCACTGAGAAAGAGGCTGAGAAGGCACTAAGTATACTTCAAAATAGTAAATTTAAAATTGTATCAGAAACTGAAAAGTTGAGCTGGGCTTTTGATTTAATTCAAAAAGGACTAGAGCAAGGCGTTAAAGAAAGTTCAAAAACTAAACAATGTTGTGAAAGATGCGGTGCAAGTGTAGATAGTTCTGAACAACTGACCTCAATGCCAATTCTAAGTGATTACAATAATACACAAGATGTTTCAGACCAACTAGGAAGTATTGATATATGCCCAGTTTGTTTACAAGAAGTAACTCGCATATGTAATTCACCATTTTAAATATAGATAAATTAATAGTGTTAGCTGTCAATGCACAAAAAAATAAGAGAGAGGGTGTTTAAAGATGATTAGTTTAGAAACGCTTTGTAACGGAGAAACAAAGGAAAAAATAGAGAATGGGTTCATAGAGATATTTAAAAACATGCAAGACCCTAATACTCCAGCTACAGCGACAAGGTCTTTGACTGTGAAGGTAACATTTAAGCCAGGTAAAAATCGTTCGCATGTTAGTACGCAAATACAAGTTATTCCAAAACTCGCAAGTGTCTTACCTAGCGAAACGGACATCATAGTTGAAAAAGACTTTAAAACTGGGGAAGTTAATGCGAATGAATACGGAAACCAACTACCAGGGCAAGTGAAATTAGGTGACTTGGAGAGTAAAGAAACAAGTGAAACAGATGATAAAGAAGTAATTAAGAATGATGAAGTAACAGAAAATAATGTTTGTAAATTTAAAAGTTTAAAAGACTTATAAAAATAAAAAAAATAAAAGGGAGTGTTACAAATGTTAGTAGAATTATTTAACAAAGTAATGGAAACTGGAGCAAGAAAGATTGAAACAAGAGAAATAAATGGGATTACATATACAACCGACGCTTTGATTGCGGTTCATCCTAGACCAGCTGAAACAATTAGACTAAATACTCTAGATGGTTTGATAGAATATGTAAAATCAAGCGCTGATAGTGAACTTAAAAGTGGAAAACTTATAGTTCAAGTTGAAAGTCCTAAAAACATTATATTGTATTCCGAGCTACTTGAAAGTGGCAAGAGAGATATTTACGTTGAAAGCAGGGCTTTATTGCCTCATATCGAATTTGGTTGCTCTCTTGATACAGAAGAATTTAGTATTATGTTACAATCCTCTTTTGTAGATACAGAAGATAAGAGTTTGCTTTTAAAAGTGAGTGGTAATGTAAAAGAAACAAGCGTGAAAACTGTACAGGATGATGGAGTGTCGCAAGTGGTTGCAATGAGTACGGGCGTAGCAAGTGTAGAGGATGTGATTTTACCTAACAAAGTTAAATTAAAACCTTTCAGAACTTTTGCAGAAGTAGAACAGCCCGAAAGTGAATTTATTTTTAGGGTAAAAGAGGGTATAACATTTAAATTAATTGAGGCAGATGGTGGAGCATGGAGACTTGATGCAATCAAGAATATAAAGGAGTACTTAGAAAAGAAATTAGAAGGCATTGAAAATATAGATATAATAGCATAAAAAAACTAAAGAGGCTGGACTAAGTAACCAGCCTCTTTTTAGAAAAGGAGTGTTTATTTTGTATAAAGATATATCAAAAATGAGACCAATTGAACTAGGGTCATATGTTGGAGATGTAGCCCTGGAGTTGAAAAAAACATACCCAAAACTCAGCAAAGCGGATTTAATTGAATTAGCATTAAAAGAAATAAGAGAGTCGCAAGAAGGTGAGGAAAATTGAATATAGGTGGTTATACATTAGTAAAGAAACAAATTGTAGAAGAGGAAGTTAAGAAGAGGGATGATAGGATAAAGTTGCTTGAATATATCGAAAGTAAAAATCATGAATTGATTGAGGCTTTAGAAGAACAATTGACAGAGTATAGAAGTTCATTAGATGTGTATGGCTTATTTATAGATTGTATCTTAAATAAAGAAACAAGAAAAGCAATCGCAATTTACAATAATACTAAAAGTATTAGGATTAAGCATAAAAGTCTTAATTCTATACCTAAAAGGCTAAATAAAACAAATAATTGCCTGGTAGATTTAAAAAAGTATTTAAATAAAGGAGTGGGACAAATGGAACATATTCACAGAACATACGCAGATACAGAAGTCGCTGAACTAGAAACCTCTATAAAATGCCCATGCTGCAATCGTGAGTGGTGGGAGCGAGACATGAATGAATGTGGCAAAACTTATACCATAACATGTGGTGAATTTGATGAGGGATGCGGTAAAACGTTTAAAATGCACTTTGATGCAGATTAACCGAGAAAGGATAAAATATGATGGATTATTTAGGTTTAATACTTATGATTATATTTGCATTTTTCGTTGGTCGGATATATGAATATAGAGTTAAGTTAAGAGAATGTGAGAATTGTGTGGAGGGTTTTAAAAAATGAATAATGTCGCACTAGTTGGTAGATTAACAAAAGACCCCGAACTTAAATATATTCCAGGGTCGGGTACAGCAGTAGCAACTTTTATAATCGCTATAGACAGAGATTATACCAAAAAAGATGGGACTAAAGAAACTGATTTTATACCTATAGAAGTGATGGGAAAATCTGCGGAGTATTGCGCTAACTATATATCTAAAGGTAATTTAGTGTCTGTAGTAGGGTCTATAAGGGTAGATAAGTACGAGACGCAGGAAGGCGAGAAAAAGACATTTACAAAGGTGAATACTAAGACAGTTAGACAACTAACAGCTAAAAATAAAGCGACTAGTGAGGAGAAAGAATATACTTTCGAACCGCAAGGTTTAGACCCACAAGGTTACCAGGCGATAGAAGATAACGATATACCTTTTTAGAAGGAAGTGGTTGAGTGAATGAAAAGTGGAAGCAATATATAGAGAAAATTTTAGAGTCAAGAGGCTATTGCATCAAAAAGATGTCTTGCGTATATCCATATGATTTTCTTGTAAATGATGGTATTAGAGTAAAAGTGGAAGTGTCTAGTCTTTATAAGTGTTATGAGGCTGAGTATCATCATTTTGAATTAGAAAAAGAATACCATAGTTGCGATATTTATATACTTATTGCACTCGATGAAACCGGAAGCGCTTTAAAAATATTGATAATACCAGCTAAAAAAATAATGGGAGAAAATCAAATAATTATTAACAATAAAAGTAAATATGATAAATTCGATTCAAGGTTTGAATTAATAAAAGTATATGATAATTTTTACAATGACCTTGATTGTGTTATATAGAGAGGTGTTTTTTAATGCTTAAGGTAGAAAAAAGCCTTAGTGGTTCAGTTAATCCGAATTTCATGGAAGATGATTTAACATATAAAAATTATTTGGCATTATATTGTTGTATAAAGCCTGTCAAAATAAATGGAAATAAAAAAGTCTTAGCTAGTTCTACTAAAGCTTGTAGTGCGTTGAAGGTTAGGGAATATCCTAAAAAAATATGCAAGACTGTAAAACTTGTAAATGTTAAAACTGGAGAAGTTAAAATTATGACAGAGGATGAAGCATCAGATTTTTTAAGGATAAAAAAAGAGTCTATTTATCAAATCATTAGAAGAAACACGCCAACTAGAAGTGGGTGGTTAATAGAACGATATGAGGAGGACTAAAAAAATGGTAAAGACTGAGTTTGTTGTTATATGTCAAGGAGGCTATATATGTCAAGAAGACTATAGTTGTGGGAAATATGAAGATTTGAGAGAAAAATTTGACGATTTAGATGATGCTTTGAAATTTAGAATAGAAAAGAAAAATACTAAAGGATATAAAAATATTGATATTATTGCTAGATGTATTATTGAAGTATTGATGTGAGAAGGTGATTGCGTGTCTAAAAAGAGAAAAATTTGTTTTTGGTGTGGTAAGTTATTTTATACAGATTTAAAATCAGAGAAAAATTTTTGTTGTAGAAAGTGCCAAACTAAATATAAAAAAGAAAAACAAGGAGCAGAGAGACGTGGAGATTAATTATTCTAAAGAAGAGTTGAAAAAATTAAAAGAAGGGTATTTGAAACAAAAGCAATCATTGCCTCTTGAAGCAAAAATAATACTAACTAAAAAAAGAATTAGGGAATGGTATGACTACCATCAAGGCAATGTTTATATTAGTTTTAGTGGTGGTAAGGATAGTACTGTTCTCTTGCATATTGCTAGGCAAGTATACAAAGAAATTCCAGCAGTTTTTTGCGACCCAGGACTAGAATATCCCGAATTGAAAGAGTTTGTAAAAACAAAAGAAAATGTAATAATTATAAGACCTAAAATGTCCTTTAAAGATGTTATAGAAAAGTATGGTTATCCAATTATTAGTAAAGAACAAAGTCATTACATATCTAAAGTTAGAAACTCTAAAAGCGAAGCTTTAATAAACAAACATCTAAATGGAATTAATAAAGATGGTACTAATAGTCAATTTGTTATTTCTAAAAAATGGCGTTATTTAGTAAATGCACCATTTAAAATTTCTGATAAATGTTGCGATATTATGAAAAAGCAACCTTTTGAAAAGTTTGAAAAAGAAACAGGACTAAAAGGCATTGTTGGAACTTTAGCCGAAGAAAGTTCTATGAGAAAAAGAAAATATCTGAAAAATGGTTGCAATACTTTTTATGAAAAAAGACCACTCTCTGCTCCTCTTAGCTTTTGGACTGAACAAGATATATTGGAGTATATTTACATTAATAAGTTGCCTATTGCATCTGTTTATGGCGAAGTTGTAAAAGAGGATAAACTTGGCTTTGTAAAATATAAGACTACTTTGTGTCAGCGTACTGGTTGCATTTATTGTATGTTTGGGCTTTCATATGACCCAACCCCTAACCGTTTTCAGATGCTAAAAGAAAGTCATCCAATATTGCATAAATATTGCATGGATGAGTTAGGCATTAGGAATATTTTAAAATATATGAATTTTGAAAGTGAATAAGGAGGGGTTATGAATAAGGAAAGGATAGAAAAGACTGGTCGATATTTAGAGGACTTAGGGAGCAGGAAGCGAAGAATTAATATTTTAAAGAAAGAGATTGCTATTTTAAAAGAAAATGAAAAATATAGTGAAGTTAATTTTAGCGAAATAGGGTTTAAGGTAAAGACAAGTCCAAAAGGAATAGATGATATGATTGCTAATGCTGAACAACAAATTTTTATAAAAGAAACCGAAATAGAGTATGTAGAGAAGAGAGTAAAAATTGTTTACGCTTATTTAGAAGAATTGCCAAGTGATGAGAGAAGAATTATAGAATTGATATATTTTTACAATAGGTATGAAAAAATGTCAATGACTAAAATAGCAATGGAGGTTAAATGTTGCAGGGAATATGTTTATAGTAAGCGCGATAAAGCGCTTGAAAAGTTATCTAACATGTTGTTAATATAAAACTAACAATAAGTTAACACAAAAATCACATGTTGTTCACTAATTTATTTTTATTTAGGTCTATAATTGTATTATGGAAAAAATTGAACATTGAAAATTGAATATAAAAAGTTAGTCCCCCTTTGGGAAGCCTTGTATTTTAGATACAGGGCTTTTTTATTTGAAAAGGAGGAAATAATGAGTAAAAAATGGATGGATGCCAGCGAGGCAATAGATAAATATGAACAGCAAACAGAAAAATACCTTGAAGGCGAAAGAAGTTCAAAACATGAGAATATAAAAGCAAAAAATAGGCATAAGGTAAGGAAAAAAGAGGGTGGCGATAAATGGGTACAAAAAGACCAGCAAACCCTATAAAAGATAAAAACATGGCTTTAAATATACAGGAATATTTAAAAGAAAAGAGTATTAGAAATTATGTCCTATTTGTACTGGGAATAGGTACTGGTTATAGGGCTGGGGATTTAGTTAAACTCCAGGTAAGGGATGTTAGAAAAGCGATAGACGAAGGTTATTTCTTAATAATGGAGAGTAAAAAAGAAAAGACTAAGAATATAAGAAAGAAAAATAAAAAACCTAGAAAAGCTCCAATAGTTCCTAACTTAGAAAGAGTACTCAAAAACTATATAAAGAACAAAAAAGATTATGAATATATGTTCCCATCCAGGCAAAAATCTGTTACCCCGCATATAGGTGTTGAGAGAGTAACAGAGATACTGAAAGAAGCCGGTAGATACTTTGGACTTAAGCATATAACCGCACATAGTATGCGTAAAACATACGCTCATACCATATACGAAGAAAGTGGATTCGACATTATAAGAGTCAAGGAAATGCTTGGACATTCTAGTATAGAAGAAACTAAAGCATATTTAGGTCTTAATGAAGAACAATATCAAGAATACAGCATGTTTTTAAATGACCTAATAGGGTGATTTTTTTATTTTGTCTTTTTGAATATGGGAAAAATAAAGCCCTATATATTCAATACATTTTTTTCGCTATATATAAAGTAGGAAAAGTAAAAAGTGAATGTCTGATTCTCTAAGAAAACCCCATATTCATTAAAATAGGCGTTAGCCATTATAAATACTAGCTTAGAAGCTTATTTGATGCTTCATTGCTTACAACGACTCTTGAAATGATATGAAATAAGAAAGTGATTTATTGCAAGTTATGCACGTAATTGAAATAATCAAACACGAATACCTTGCCGAATTTAAGTAATTGCAATAGCTAGACTTGTATCGCGTAATGAAACTCTGTCACGTAATGAAAGCAAAGTTTAAAGTGTTCAATTAAACACCTGTTTTTGTGAACATTAAATATTGTAAGAAATAAAAAATAAAAAACTAGGCATTTCAATGAAAAATATTTAATTATTGTTCAATATATTATTGATACCTTTTCGTGAACATGTTATAATTTAATTATAATATTCGTAAAGGAGTGTAAGTTATGAACGTTCTAGGATATTGCAGATGCTCAACAAATGAAGAAAAGCAGGATATTAATAGACAAATAAGAGATATAAAGCAATTAGCAAAAGCTCATGGATACGAGTTGCTAAGTAGGAATATTTTTACCGAATATGAAAGCGGGGCTAAGGTAGATAGAATAGAATTAAATCGTATGTTAGACAATTTAGGAGAAGGCGATGTAGTTATATCGACAGAGGTATCTCGTATAAGTCGTAGTACTAAGCAACTAATAAATATACTCGAATTAGTCAAAGAAAGAAAGAGTAAACTGATTTTAGGATGGTTTGTTGTTGATTGTACAAAAGGTAACCTTGATGCAATGACTGAGGGTATGCTCAAGATGATGGGTGTATTTGCAGAGATGGAAAGAGCTATGACAAGTGACAGGGTTAAAAGCGGTATGGCTAATGCTAAAGCCAAAGGTAAAGTTATTGGTCGCCCTAGAACTGGTATTGATAATATCCCGAGCATATTTTTAAAGCACTATTCAAAATATAAGAATAAAGAAATAAACATAAGTGAATTTTCTAGGTTGTGCAACATGAGTCGTACAACAATATATAAGTATATAAAACTATTAGAGAACTAGTTAACCTGGTTCTTTTTTTATTTAAAGGTGGTGAAAAATATAGCAAGACCGAGAAATCCGAACAGAGAAAAGGCAAGGGAAATTTATATCGAGCATGAGGGAAAAATAGAATTAACTGAAATTGCTAAAATTCTAAATGAAAAAGTTGGTAATATTAGAAATTGGAAGTCACTTGATAATTGGGAAAAGAAAAAAGGTGGTCAGCTTGGTAATAAAAATTCTGTAGGCAATATTGGCGGAAGTGCGCCCGAAGGGAATAAGAATAAAAGTGATACTTATTTATGTTCTTCTTTTAATAAAACTATTCCAAAGGGGCTTTTAAAGGTTTGGAATAGCGTATACAACAATAATTTGAGTACTCTTGATTACTTGTGGGCTAGTATTACATTACAATATTCTAAAATTATATACGCAATAAATATAACTCATGTGAAGAATAAAAAAGACCATACGATTGATATTGTAAAAGATGATGGTAAGAAATATAAGGAGTATCAGATACAACATTCGTGGGATAAGGAACTCGCATCTGTTAAGGCTATTACAGGGGCTTTCAATGTGTTAACTAGAATGATAAAAGATTATGAGGAATTACTTCATAAGAATTGGGATTTAGCTACAGAGGAACAAAAAAGTAGAATAGAGAGCATTAAAGCAAAGACAAATAAACTAACTGGGAATGACTTAGAAGTAGAGGATATAGAAGAAATAGAGGAAGAAATATATGGCAGTAACTAAAAAGAAAACTATACCGTTTTTATTTGGAGATAAACACAAAGAGTATATTAGGCGTTGTGCTAATAACACATACAATATAGCCGAAGGTGCTGTAAGAGCTGGTAAGACTATAGACAATATATTTGCTTTTGCTCATGAGGTTAAGGTATCTAAAGATAAAATACACCTGGCTACAGGGTCTACTATTGCAAATGCTAAATTAAATCTTGGTTTCGCCAATGGCTTTGGACTTGAATGTATTTTCCGAGGTCAATGTCGCTGGGGTGAATTTATGGGTAATGAGTGCCTTTATATTAAAGGCGTCTCTACTAAAGGAAAGCAAAAGGTAATTATATTTGCTGGGGGTGCTAAAGCCAACTCTTTTGAAAAGATAAGAGGTAACTCTTATGGTATGTGGATAGCAACAGAGATAAATCTGCATCACGATAATACCATCAAAGAGGCTTTTAATAGAATTATAGCATCAACCAATCGTAAAATATTTTGGGATTTGAACCCCAGCAACCCTAGCGCTCCAATTTATAAAGAGTATATTGATAGCTATATGGAAAAAGATAGAAAAGGGACTTTACTGGGTGGATATAACTATCAACACTTTACCATACATGATAATATAACAGTCTCAGACATGAGAAAGCGGGCAATTATATCTCAATATGACGAGGGGAGTATTTGGTATAAGAGGGATATACTTGGTCAAAGATGTGTTGCTGAGGGGCTTATATATGAATACTTTGCTAATAATAAAGAGCAGTTTAAGACTGAAACAGTTGACCCGCTCATGGATGTTATCATTGGGGTAGATTTTGGGGGTAATAAATCTTACCATGCTTTTGTCGCAATCGGGATTACTTATAATTATAAAAAGGTAATAGCGCTTGCAAGTGAAAGACCTAGCGCAGATACCAGCCCCGATGAGTTGAATAATTTACTTATAAACTTTATAAGAAAAGTAATAAATTTGTATGGCAAGGTTGACTGTATTTATTGTGATAGTGCCGAACAGGTGCTAATACGAGGCATTAAAAATGCAGTAGAGAAGGCAGGATTAAATGCTAGTGTTAGAAATGCTTTAAAAAGTCCTATTAACGATAGAATAAGACTTACAGACTTATTAATTAGTCAAAGTAGATTTGAGTATACAAAATATAGCGAAACTCTTGTTAATGCTTTGTGTAGTGCCATGTGGGATAGTAAAGAAATTAACGAGGATGTGAGACTCGATGATGGTTCTAGTGATATAGATAGTTTAGATGCTTTTGAATATACAATAGAAAGATACTTAAAAAGGTTTATAAGGGGTGACTAAATGTTTAGTGGATTAAAAAATGCTATAAGGGGGGTGATTAACAAATTGTTTAATAAGAGTTCCATACAAAATGAATTGAAAATTGATATAGCTGTCAGCGACAAAATGTCAAGAGCCATTGACTTGTGGATGGCTATGTACAAAAACAAATCTCCTTGGCTAGATGGAACAACTAAGAGTTTGAATTTATCAAGTGCAATATCAAGCGAAGTTGCAAGGCTTGTTACACTAGAACTTGAAAGTGAGGTAGTTGGAAATGACTTTTTAAATGAACAATATCAAGATGTATTGAAAGATATAAGAAAGTATTGCGAGTATGCTTGTAGTACTGGTGGATTAGTATTTAAACCTTATGTAAGTGGGAATAAAATAGAAGTTGATTATGTCCAGGCAAGTAGTTTTTTTCCTGTTGAGTATAGTTCTACAGGTGATATTACATCCGCTATTTTTTCAGAAATAAAGGTAAAAGGGGATATTAAATATACTAGACTGGAGTATCATAATTGGACACCTACTTCTTATACTATTTCTAATTACGCATATAAAAGCAATACCGCCAGGTTGATTGGTTATTCGGACGATTTAGGCAAGCAAATTAGTTTAAAAGATGTCCCCGAATGGGCAGACCTTTTGGAGAGATTGATATTAGAAGGAATTGAAAGACCTTTGTTTTCATACTTTAAAGTCCCCCAGGCAAATAATGTTGAAAGTACATCACCACTAGGAGCTTCTATTTTTTCAAGAGCTGTTGACTTAATAAAAGAAGCAGATAAGCAGTATTCAAGGATTTTGTGGGAGTATGAGGCTACAGAGATTGCGATTGATGCAGATTCTAGTATGTTTAGGAAAAATTCAAGTGGAGAATATGACGTTCCACAAGGTAGGAAACGACTATACAGAATGTTGGAAATGGAAACAGGAGATAGCAAGTGGAATGTATTTTCCCCAGCTATAAGAGATTCAAGTCTTTTTGCTGGACTTAATCAGCTATTGAGGAAAATAGAGTTTAGTTGTGGGCTGTCGTATGGAATTATATCAGATGCGCAAGAGTCTGAGAAAACAGCAACAGAAATAAAGGCTAGTAAACAACGTCTATATTCTACTGTAACAGATATGCAAAAGTCTTTAGAGGATGCTTTAGAAGGCTTGATTTACTCCATAGATAAATGGTCTATTTTAGCAGGATTTACACCTAGTTTGAAGTATGAAACAACGTTTAATTGGGATGATAGTGTTGTTATAGATAAAGATTCAGAACTTTTAGCAATGCAACAGGATGTAGCGTCAGGGTTGATTAGACCCGAGTTATACATAATGAAGAAATATGGAGTTACCGAGGATGAGGCTTTGAAAATGATGCCCGATACTAAAGACTTAGTACAAGATAATTCTTTTGATAAAGGCGGTATATAGATGCTAACACCTAATGAGTTGCAAGAAATTCCTAAATACTTTATAAGTTTATTTCAGTCTTTAGAGGACTTTATAATAGGCGATATTGCAAGACGTATAGCGAAGGCTGGAAACATTACAGAAATGGCAGAATGGCAATTAATAAGAGCGGAAGAGATAGGGATGGCTGATAAAACTATTAAAAAGAAAATATCTGAAATATTAGGTATCTCTTTTGATGCAGTTGAAAAGTTATTTGAAGAAAGCGCTATAAAATCTATTGAAAGTGATAGTGTTTTATATGAACACGCTAAGTTAACACCTATTCATCTAAGCAGTTCCGAAGAACTTAAAAATTATGTTGACTCAGCTAAGGAGCAGACAAAAGGTAAACTAAAGAATATGACTGGTACATTAGGATTTTGTACTATTAAAAAAGGCAAAGTCATTAGTAAGAAACTTACAGACATATATATAGAGTCTTTAGACCTTGCGCAGTTTCAAGTCAGCACAGGAGTTTTAGATTATAAAACAGCTATTAAAGGAGCTGTTAAGAAACTTGCAAATAGTGGACTTAGGTTTATAGATTACGAAACTGGTTGGGCTAATAGGATAGATGTTGCGACTAGGAGGGCTGTACTAACTGGAGTTAATCAAATGTCGCAGAATATTAATAATAAAGTTATAAATGACCTTGATACTGATATAGTTGAAGTTACAGCTCACTCGGGTGCAAGGTGCGAGGGTGCGGGCATTAAAAATCATAAGAAATGGCAAGGTAAATGGTATAGTCTAAGTGGTAAAAGCACGAAGTACCCCTCTTTAAGGATTGTTACGGGCTGGGGACAGGGTGATGGTCTAGGGGGCTGGAATTGTTCTCACCAATTTTATGCAGTTGTTCCTGGCATATCTGTTCCAGCTTATTCAAAAGAGCAATTAAAAAATATAGACCCTCCCGACGTTGGATACAAGGGGCGAACTTATACGCATTACCAGGCTTTACAGTATCAGCGTAAAATTGAGACGGCTATGAGGCAGACTAAGAGACAATTAATAGCGTATGAGTCGGCAGGGCTTAAAGATGATTTTACAAGTGCAAGCATTAAGTTGCAAAGGCAGAAACAAGAGTATAGAGAGTTTAGTAAAGTTGCTAAGTTGAGATTGCAAAACGATAGGCATCAAGTGTTAGGATATAATAAAAGTGTTAGTCAGAAGGCTGTTCACGCTAGTAAAAAGGAGAAGTAAGATGGATGTTGATATACTAGGGACTAAATATACTATAGTGAAAAATTGTACAGAAGAAAAAGAGCCTTTAATGAGTAAGTATGATGGTTTTATGGATGATACTGTAAATAAAATTATGATTGCTAAAATAGAGCGCTCAATGGAAAGTTTAGAGGATTTAAATTTTTATGAAAAACAAGTAATTAGACATGAAGTTATACACGCTTTTTTATCTGAAAGTGGCTTGAAAAGTAATAGTGATTGGGCTAGAAATGAGGAAATGGTTGATTATTTTGCGATACAATTTCCTAAAATGATGAAAGCATTTATGGAATTAGATGCTTTATAAAAAGGAGTATTTTGAATGGGAAAATATAGAAAGAAGCCAGTTGAAATAACAGCTTTTAGGCTAGGTTATGATGCAGAGCCAAAATGGTTTATTGGGAATGATAGGGTTTGTAATTTTGTACAAGAAAGACGTATTAATGGCAATATAAGTTGTGATTTAAAGACATTAGAAGGTACTATGAGAGCCAATAAAGGGGACTATATTATACAAGGTGTAAAAGGAGAAATATATCCATGTAAAGCAGATATATTTGAAATGACTTATGAGGAAGTCTTATGTTAATAAGGCTTATTTTTATGCTTAAAATACTTAATTTATTTAAATAGATGTCTACTAAGCGACGTAAAAAGTTAGGCAATGAGTGAGGCTACCACGTAAAAAAGCGTAATTGTAAATAGAAATAGGAGGGCTTTTATGAAAAGAGAGTTTTTAAAAAGTTTAGATTTAGAGGACGATATTATAGAAAAAATCATGTCCGAAAATGGGAGGGATATAGAGAAGTATAAAAAAGAAGTTGAGAAGAAAAAAGAAGAATTGGAAAGTAAAGAAACTGAACTTGAAACAGTCAATAAAAAAGTTTCTGAATTAGAAAAGATTGATATTGAAAGTATGAAAAAGGAGGCTAATGACTGGAAAAGTAAAGCCGAGCAGGCTCAGAAAGATAAAGAGCTAATTGAAAGTCAAATGTCAGAGCAGACTTATAATTTAAACTTAGACAATTATTTAAATAATTATAAGTTTTCTAGCAATCTTTCAAAAGAAGCTGTAAAAATAAAAATGAAAGAAAAAGGACTTGAATATAAAGACGGTGCTTTCGAGGGGGCTGATGATTATATAAAAGAATTACAAGTGAATGACCCAGGGGCTTTTGTGAGTGGAAATAATATTCCGAAAGTTGTTGGTGCAAGTGGCGGAGAGGCTGGAGAGGCTAAAGTAAGCTTGATGGAACAGATGATAGCAAAAAACAGAGAAATGTTAAATATATAGGAGGTAGGAAATGAGTTTATTTGATGCAAAAATTTTTAATGGAGAAGTTTTTGGAAAGTACGTTGAAACTGTACCTAATCTAAATAGAGACGAATTAATAAAATCGGGAGCAATAAGAAAAAGGGATGATTTGAAGGCTATGTTTTCAGCTCAGTCGGGTGCAAATTATGCAACTATACCAATGCTTGGCTTAATTGATGGTGACCCGGTCAACTATGATGGGCAAACGGATATAGTTGCAACTACAACAAAGACATTCTCACAATCTGTAATTGTTGTTGGGAGAGCGAAATCGTGGGTAGAAAAAGACTTTAGTAGCGATATAACTGGTGGAGTTCCGTTTATGGAGAGTGTAGGAAATCAAGTTGCTAAGTATTGGGACAATATCGACCAAAAAACTTTATTAGCTGTTTTAGAAGGTATTTTCGCAATGACAGGGGCAAAAAATTTAGAATTTGTTAACAATCATACTTTTGATATAACAAAAGAAGTAGACGCAGAAAATCAAAAAGTGAAAGCTGAAACTCTTAATAGTGCAACTCAAAAAGCGTGTGGAGATAATAAAGAAAAGTTTGCACTTGTTATAATGCACAGTATTATATCAACTAACTTAGAAAATTTAAATCTTGTGGCTAGGTTAAAATATACAGACCCTCAAGGTATTCAAAGAGAAATGAAGTTGGGAACTTGGGGTGGCAAATTAGTGTTAATTGATGATGGTATGCCAACTAGAGAGATTGTTGAAAGTTCAGAAGGTGCAAATGATGAATATACAGAGTATATAACATATGTACTTGGAGAAAATTCTATTGATTTTGAGGATGTTGGAGCAAAAGTGCCATATGAAATGGATAGAGCGCCAGGTAAAAATGGTGGAGAAGATTATCTATACAGTAGACAAAGAAAAATATTTGCTCCATATGGTATTAGTTTTACTAAAAAATCAGTTGCGACAGCGTCTCCAACTGATGCAGAATTGAGAAATGGGGCTAACTGGGAGCTTGTAAATGATAGTTCGAATGGGTCTAAAACTTATATAGACCATAAAGCTATACCTATCGCTAGAATTATTTCGAGAGGGTAGACTTATGAATATTTATGCTGATTACGAATTTTATAGCAGTCTTGGGGGAAAAGTCCCTCAAGACTCTTTTAATAGATATGCAATGAGAGCTACTAAATATATAGATTATAATACTTTTAATAGAATAAAAGAGGTTACAGAAGATATAAAAATAGCTACATGTGAAATTACAGACCTTATATATAAAAGTAGCTTAGAAGGCGACAAAGAAATTCAGTCTGAAAGTATTGGAAGTCATTCAGTAACTTATACAGCTAATAATAAGACTTTAGAACAAAAATCGTATGATATTTTAAAAATGTATTTAGATTCAGATTTGCTGTATCGAGGTGTTTAGCGTGTTTTTTAAAGATAATATAACTTTATATAATGCTTGTTATAATAAAGAATTTGGAGTAAATGAATATTTTAAAACTTATTTAGTGGGAGTTGACTGGCAAGGACAACAGAATATAAATGTAACAGATAAAGGGATAATAAGTGCTGATAGTATTAAAATAATTATCCCTTTTGGGGTTAGCTCAGAAGGTAAGAAATATATCGAACCTAAAGAATTTGAAAAGCTCAATATTGCTGAAAAAGGAAAATATTTTACATTTAATAATAATGATAAGATTGCAAAAGGTCTTGTTGATTTTGATATAGATAGCAGAAATGGAAAAACAATAAAAATGCTTGAAAATCTATATAGTGATGTTGTAAATATAAACTCTATAATTACGCATGACTTTGGTAGTATGAATATGAGAAGCTGGGAAATAGGGGGTATTTAATGAGTAATAACAATAGTTCTGAAATTAAAATAAACATTGATAACCCCGATAAAATTCTTCTAAAGAGGCATCTAAATAAAAATGGTGAGGCGCAGAAATTATTTACAAATGAGATAAGAAGGACAACAGACCCATATGTCCCTTTTAATACGGGGATGCTAAAAAATAATGTGATTGTGAAGGTGGATGAGATAGTATATAAATCTCCATATGCCAAAGTACAGTACTATAAAAGCAAAGGATTTGGGAAACAAGGGGTATCCAGGGGTGGTCTAAGAGGAAAGCAGTGGATACCTCGCTCCTGGGCTGATAATGGTAAGAACATTATCAAAACTATTGCTAGATTCGTAGGGGGCGAGGCTAAGTGACAATAATAGAAAGCGTTAGAAACTTTATAAGAAAATGCCCGCACCTAGATGAATTTGCAAAAGGTATAAATATAGAATTTTTGAATAGTAGCGTAACATCATATTCAATAGAAACAGTCCCGACAGACACTATTTTAAAACGATATGTAAATGGAGATTGCTTAAAACAATTTGTCTTTATCTTTGCGAGCATAGAAAGTTATGGGAATGACATACTTCAAAACATTGAAAATAGTGACTTTTACGAAAAATTTGCTAAATGGATAGAAATGCAAAATAATCTTGGTGAGTTACCAAAACTTGATGGATTAAAAGAAAGTTTAAAAATAGAAGTAACTACGCCAGGGTATTTATTTCAGACTGATATAGACAAAGCACAGTATCAAATACAACTAAGATTAAAATATTTTGAAAAAGGAGAAAATGATTAATGGCAGGAGTTAAACAGAGAAGAAGTATAGCGAATTACTTGAAAATTGAAGAAGCATTTTACTTGATGGGTGCTGGATTTACGGAATTAAATGAGTCTCCGAGCGCACAAACAACTAGTAAAAGATATGTAAATGACAAGTCGGCTACCAAAGGAATTTCGGGCTATGATTGGCAAACAGCATTTACAACTGATGTAATTGCAAGTGAAAAAGCTATTGAACATATATGCAATGTTGGAAAGTACCAGCTGACAGGTTCAGAGGCTGAAACGGAATATATCATTGTAGATTTAGACGAGGCTTTGAGTGTTTCAGAAGGAGACTATAGAGCAAGAAAATTTAATATTGCAATAGAGGTCGCGGACTTTTCAGACGAAGATGGAGAAATGACAGCGAGTGGGAATTTACTAGGAATAGGTGACCCAACACCTGGTAAATTTAATACAAAAACTAAAGAATTTGTGGAGGGAAATTTTGAGTATCCTCCTAAAATTCAAGAGTTAAGCATTACAAGTACAGAAGGTGAAAATATAGGGGATACAAAAATAACAGTAACACCATCGCTTACAGAAGGTAATAGCTATAAGTATAAGGTAGGTCAAAATTTAGTGTTGCCAGGTTTCGAGGAAGTGTGTGGGGCTGAGTACGTTGTTTGGGACGGTACTAGCGATATAACAGCTACAACGGATGATAAGATATTAATTATAGAAGCCAATTCAAAAAATAGAGCTTTAAAGGCAGGAATTGCAACAATTAAAAGCAAAGGAGAAATTTAAAATGTCAATAAAATTTGAAAGAAAAAATAGCATAAGGGATATAGAAATATTAGACGAAAAATTTGAAGTGGATTTTTCAAGGGATGAAATATCCATAGTATTAGCAGAAGTTTCAGACAATATGACTAATATAGAAAAAGGGCTTGATATAGAAGAAGGAACTATAAAAAGAGCAACAACAGATATATTAGAAAAGCTAAAAGAAGAAGCTAGAAGGGGAATAAATATAATTTTAAATGATAATACGGCATGCGAAAGAATATTTAAAGATAACAATAGTATGGCACTTCATGAGGAAGTTTATGACTTTTTAGTAACGCAGTACTCTAAGTATAAAGAAAAAAGATTCGAGAAATATACACCTAATAGAGCGCAAAGAAGAAAGTAAATGAACTCTAACATATTAATTGATGTATTGCCAAAGCATATTAAAATTAATGATAAAGTATATAAGATTAATTCAGATTTTAGAACATCAATGATATTTGAAATGATGATTAAAGACGATATATTAAGCAATGAGGAAAAAACTAATCTTGCATTAAGCTTATATTACCCTCAAATACCTCACGATAGAGACTTAGCTGTAGAGGCAATAATTTGGTTTTATGGATGTGGGAAAATAGAACAAAAAAAATCTAATGATGATTCTAAAACTAGACACTCAAACAGGAAAAATAACAGAATTTATGATTATGAATTAGACTCTGAATATATTTATAGTGCTTTTTTAGACCAGTACGGAATTGATTTGCAAGACATTAAATACTTGCATTGGTGGAAATTTAGAGCATTATTTAAGTCTTTAAAGGAAGATAATCAGATAGTTAAAATTATGGGTTATAGGTCTATAGATATAACAAAAGATATGTCGAAAGAACAAAAAGACTTTTATAAAAAAATGAAAAATATATATGAAATACCAAAAAGTCAGACGGAAAAAGAAAAAGTAAACGAGATAGAAAAAGCACTTTTAAGTGATGGAGATTTAAGCGACATATTGTAAAAACAAAACTCTACAAGTATAATATATATAAAATAAGTATATATATTATACTTGCGGGGGGGATTTTTCATGGGGTTTAATTTCAAAAAAAGTATAAATTTAGGTTGCGGATTAAAGCTGAACATTGGTAAAAAAAGTGTAGGCATAAGTGCAGGGACAAAGGGCGCTAGAGTATCAGTAAATAGTAAAGGAAGAAAGTCGGCAACGGTTGGAATACCTGGCACAGGTATATCTTATACAAAAACAAGTACTAAAAAACGCAAACCTAAATGATTTTTTATATAAAAACAATTTAATATATAGATAAAAAAGCAATTACCTTTTTGGTAGTTGCTTTTTTTATTGCACTCGTAAGGGGGTGAGAGATTGGCAGATGGGTCTATTATACTAAAGACCTTATTAGATACAGCAGGCATAGAAAAAGGTCTTGGAGGGCTTAATGGTGTAGCAAAAAAAGGGGCTAAACTAGCAATCGCAGGAGTTGCAGGGATAGGAACAGCACTAGGGGCAACAACAGTCAAAGCGGTTAAATTTACAGATGAATATGCGAAGGCTATGAATGGTTTTGAAGCATCTACAGGAGAAGCAAATGCTAAAGTAAATGGATTTGGCGAAGCCATGCAAAATGTATATAAGCATAATTTTGGTGAAAATTTCGAGGACATAGGAAATGCTATGTCTAGCATCAAGCAAAATTTGGATGGTATTGACGCATCTAACATAGAAAAAGCAACTGAGAGCGCTATAGCCATGCGAGATACTTTTGATATAGATATAAACGAAGGCATACTTGGGGCAAACAGCATGATGAAGCAGTTCGGAATGACCGCAGAGGAAAGTTATAACTTAATGGCACAAGGCGCTCAAAATGGACTCAATCAAAATGGGGACTTGGCTGACCAGTTAGCGGAATATTCGGTGTACTATAGTGATTTAGGAATATCAGCGGAAGAAATGTTCAACATGATGTCAAATGGCGCGGAAAATGGAGTATATCAGCTAGATTATTTAAACGATGCAGTTAAGGAATTTGGAATAAGGACTAAGGACGGTTCAGCTGGTACGAAACAAGCTTTCACAGACCTGGGGCTTAATGCAGATGAGTTGACAGCTAAATTTGCAAAAGGTGGCAAAGATGCAAAAGACGCATTTATGGAAGTTACAACAGCACTTGGGAATGTCGAGGATGATGTTAAGAGAAATCAGCTTGGCGTTCAGCTATTTGGTACGAAATGGGAAGATTTAGGTGAGGATGCAGTTAAGTCTCTTACTGATATGGATGGGAAAATATCGGGGAGCGTTGACGCATTAGATAAAATAAATGAGATAAAATATAGCAGTTTTGGAGAGGCTGTCGAAGGTATAAAAAGACAGCTAGAAGTTGGTGTTTTACTACCACTTGGGGAGGCTGTTTTACCACTTTTGAATGAATTTGCAAACTGGTTCGCAAAAGAGGGAGTCCCGCAAATTGAAAAATTTTCAGCCTCTATAAAAGATAAAATTCCAGCTATAGCCACTACTTTTAAAGTTGTATTTAAAGTTCTATCAGTTCTATTGACTGGATTTGTAAGAAATATTAATATAATTTTACCCGCTCTTGGCTTACTTGGCGGGGCTTTTGCTGTGTTTAAAGCTGTTGACAAGGTGCAAAAAATGGTTGAAGCTTTTAAGCAATTTAAGGCGATAACTCAAGCTGTAAGCATAGCACAAAAGGGTCTAGCACTGGTTATGGCAATGAACCCTTTTACTATAGCTTTAGTTGCGATTGGACTATTAGTTGCTGGACTTGTACATCTTTGGAATACTAATGAGGGCTTTAGAAATGCGGTTATAACAGCATGGAATAATATTAAAGAAGTTGCAGAAACTGTATTCAATGGTATTTGCAGATTCTTCACTGAAATTATTCCGAACGCCTTTGCTTCCTTTACTGGATTCTTAGGTGATGCCTTTTCGGGTCTAAAGGATGTAGCTGGAAATGTAATGAATGGACTGAAAGATGGCTTTGTAAATGGCTGGAATGCTATTACAGCTTTTTTTACAGAAACAATCCCAGCGACTATAAGCACTATTGTTGGGTGGTTCACTGAACTCCCTGGCAAGATTTGGACGGGACTTGTGGCTGTGATAACTAAAGTTGGGGAATGGGGTACTAATCTAAAAAATAAGGCAGTTGAAATTGGAACTAACTTTGTTAGTACTATAGTAAAATTTTTCACTGAAATGCCTGGGAAAATTTGGGCTGGGCTTGTAATAGTTGTAACTAAAATTAGTGAATGGGGTACTAACATTAAAAATAAAGCTATTGAAATTGGAAGTGGCTTCTTAAATAATGTAGTAAAATTCTTTTCTCAGCTTCCTGGCAAGATTTGGGGATTCTTAACTCAAGTAGTTACAAAAATGGCAAATTGGGGAAGTAGTTTAGCAAGTTCAGCAAAAAAGTCAGCTACTTCTTTGGTAAATGCTTTTATTAATACAGTTAAAACCCTTCCTGGAAAAGTTATAAATATTGGTAAAAACATAGTGACTGGGCTTTGGAATGGTATATCGGGCAATATGAAATGGCTATTGGGTAAAGTAGGAGGATTTGCAAATAGCATTTTAAAGAAAGCTAAATCAGTGTTGGGGATACATTCTCCATCTCGAATTTTTAGAGATATTATAGGGGCTAATATAGTTAAGGGTGTTGGCGTTGGGATAGATGTAGAGACACCTAACTTAGAGAAAGACGTTGATAGCAACCTGTCTAGCTTGGCAAATAGATTAAAAGCAACAGTAGATTTAGAGTCAACAAAAGCAACTCAAAGCATAGCAGTAGCAACAAATTATACAGCTGAACAACAGATACAAAAGAAAAATGAAAACGAGAATAAAGAAACAGGTGGCATATTGGGTGCATTAAATCTAAACATAGAAAACTTCAATAATAACAGGGAGCAAGACATGGACGATTTAATGAGAAAAGCGTCCTTATATTTAAAACGTCATGGTGTTTTGGTGTAGGAGGTGCTTAGGCTGTACTTTATATATAAAAATAGAAATAGCAAAGATTTTGGAATAAAAATCAAAAAAATTAATGATTTAAGTACCCCTAAAAGGTCTACAGAAAAAAAGAGTGTACCAGGCAGAAATGGTGACCTTGTAATTGATGGTGGAAATTATGAAAACTTTATATTATCTATAGAGTGTGATTTAGATTCAAAGAATATTGATATAGAAAATGTGGCGATGGAGCTAACCGACTGGCTACAAAAAGACTTTTCTTATGGAAAGTTGTATATAGAAAATAGAAATTACTATTATGAAGCTTATTGCCCTAATGCTCTTGAAATAGAAAGAATGTATAAAAATTTTGGAGAATTTGTTATCGAGTTCGATTGCAAGCCATTCAAGCGTATAGTTAATTACAATAATATATTAATAAATACTGAAGGTATAGAAAATACTTCAGTATTTAATAGTTACGATGTATCATATCCAGCCATCAAAATATTTGGAAATGGAGATATAAACATTAAAATAAATACTCAAAAGCTCATTTTAAAAGGTGTGAAAGATAATATTATAATTGATAGCGATATGATGAACGCTTATAAAATTGATGCTGTAACAAAAAAATTAGTAAATGAAAATAGCAAAATGTTTAGCGAGTTCCCAACGCTAGAACATGGTGAAAATAAAATAACTTGGGAGGGCGAAGTAAATGCTATAGAAATAAATCCTAATTGGATAGTATTATAAAGGAAGTCTTTAAATGATTGGAGCTAATGAGGTGATAAATTGAATAAACTAGGCAATATAAAGCTTTATAGTGGAAGTGAAACAGATTTTACACATAATGGGCTGGGCATATTAAAAGACGCTACAGATGTGCAAGTAATTGAAGAAATAAATGGAATATTTGAATTAGAGTTTACTTACTATGTAGACTCTTTTTTATTTGAAAGTATAAATTATGGAATGATAGTTAAGGCTGATGCTTCTCCAGGTCTTAAAGGGCAACTATTTAGAATTTATTATATATCTAAAGAGTTGATGGGGACTATTAAGGTCAAAGCGCAACATATATCGTATGATTTAAGAGAAAATTTTATTGAAAAAGTAGAGTTTGAAAAATGTACATGTGAACAGGCTTTAAACGCCCTATTTAGAAATAGTGCAGAACAAAATAACTTTGTGGGTCATTCTAATTTAACAGGAGAATATAGTTTCAATATAGAGTGCGTAAACACATATGAAGCTATACAAGGCGCACGCGGAAGTATCTTAGATACTTTTGGAAATGGTGCAAAGATTAAAAGGGATAATTTTGATATATATGTAAATGACTCAATCGGAGAAAGTAACAATGTATTAATAGCATATAGAAAAAATTTAGTCGGATTAGAGGCTGAATATGACATCCAGGATGTAGTTACTATGATATACCCTTATGCTCAAGTTGACCAACAATCAGACGATACTACTGAAAGTGTAAAAATTACCTTACCCGAAAAGTATATTGAAAGTGAAAATATAAGAAAATATCCAACGCGAAAAATTGCGTACATTGATTTTACTGGCGAGGATGTAACAAATGTAAATCAACTAAGGAGCAAGGCTCAAAAGTGGTTTTATAATAAAAAAGACTTACCTAGTGCTAATTACAAAGTCGATTTTATAGATTTATCTCAAACAGAAAACTACAAAGATTATGAGATACTAGAAACGGTCAATATGGATGATGAAGTGATTGTTAGAGATTTAAGGATGCAAATAAATGCAACCGCCAGGGTTGTAAAAACTAATTATGACCCTATTATGCAGAGATATAATTCTATAGAAATTGGAAATCTGGTAAATCATTTTGCAGGCTTTAAAGATAGATTAAATAGCATAGAAAACTCGTTAGGGAAAGTACATGACGACTTAGACGACTTTGAAGTTGATAATGGCAAATTTCCGGACACACTTCCTCAAACATCGACATTAAAGGCAAATGGTTTATTTGCAACAGTTCAGTTAGAATGGAGCTATGAAAATAAAAATTACTATACTTATGAATTGTATGCCTCTCAGCTAAAAGACTTTGTGCCGGATACTGTTAATTTTAATAATAGAATATATTCCGGTCAAGCAAGCGCCTTTTTACATGAAGTAAAGCCGGTTCAAACCTGGTATTACAGAGTTAGAGCAGGAAATACTCATGGGAGATTTACAGAGTTTTCAGACCAGGTTGGAGCATCTACAAGAAAAATCGCAGATGGAGCGGAATATTTTGAGGAAGTGGCTATCGGACACGCATTAATAAGGGATTTAGACGTAGATAAGGTTGTAGCTGGAAGGCTTAAAGGGACTTATATAGATGCAAAAGAGCTAACGGTTACAGATGGAAATGGGGATATTACATTCGGAGTTGATAGCTTTGGAAATGTTACTATAAAAGCTACTAATTTTACTTTAAAAGGTAAGACACTAGACGATATTATAGGTACTGAAATAGATGCAATTACCCAACTTGAAATATTTAACAAACTTACAAATAATGGGCAAGCAAAAGGGATATATTTAGTTGGAAATGAACTTTTTATAAATGCCAGCTACATCAAATCGGGAACTATTGAAGGAACTTATATAAATGCTAAAAATCTAACCGTTAGAGATAATAGTGGAAATATTACTTTTGCGGTAGATAGTAATGGAAATGTAACTATAAGAGCTGTTTCCTTTAGCTTGCAAGGCAAGACTATTGAAGATATTGCGACTGATATATCAACTCCAATAGCAGAGAGAGAGGCGGAAAGCGCCGTAGAGGCTCAAACGCAAAGAGATATATTTAATAAGTTGACTAACAATGGTCAAACACAAGGGATTTACTTGGAAAATGGAAGGATATATATAAATGCCTCATACATCCAGTCGGGGACAATAGCGTGCGACAGAATAACCTCAAGTTCTTCTAACCCCTTTATATTACTATTTGAAGGAAACGGAGCAAAGTGTGCGATAGATGCTACAGCGCAATTTGGGGAAGGAATAGGGAAAGCAATCAGACTCAAATATAACGATAATGCTTATTTATATGTTTCAAATGATGCCATTAGGGGGTATCTAAACGGAGTTGAAATATTTGAATTTGGAGAGAGAAATGGCAAAAGTTATATTCATACAGGGCTAAATACACAACATATAAACCCACAAGAAGCCTCGACGTATAATTGCGGTTCTAATAAAATGCCATGGGACTATTTAGTGTGTAATAATTTAAATCAATTAACAAGGTCTGTAAGTATAAATACACCATATAGGATGGCAAATACTAGAGATGGCAGTAACATAGTAGAAAATTGTATTGACTTTGTAAAAAATAGCACAGTTCAATCAAATGTCTTTACACCATACAATCTAAAAACTGTGAATGAAAATAATATAGAACATAGATTACAACTAGACATAGAGTCAAATTTAGAAAACCCTATAAGTCAATATGTATTCAAAGATGTATCTGAGGAAGCTGGAGAAGGAGTTTACTCGCAAGATATAACTTCGCACCTGGCAGTACTTCAATTATCGTTACAAAAGACTTTGAACGATTTTGAAAACTATAAAAATGAAACTAACAACACTATAAAAGAGCTTACAAATAAAATAGAAATACTAGAAACTAATCTAGCGAATGAAAATAGGAGGGGCTAAATTGGAAAAATACATTGAAGAAAAAGAGCCTCTAGGCAATAAGGATATATTAAATGATATTATTAATGTAGTTGAAAATTTAGAAGAAGAAATAAAAAAAGTTGATGATGCAATACTTGAAATCCCTCCAACTGATAATCTAAAAGGTGAAAAGGGGGATAAAGGGGAAAAAGGCGACCCTGGCGAGGATTTAAATATAAAAGGGTCTTTTGACTCTATAGATGAACTTCCCCAAAATGCTAATTTAGGCGACGGGTATATAATAGATGGAAATTTATATGTTTGGAGTAATAATGCCTGGGTCGATACTGGAGATATAAAAGGAGAGCAGGGCGACAAAGGCAATAAGGGGGAAAAGGGCGACAAAGGAGAAAAAGGTAATAAGGGTCAAGATATAAAAATAAAAGGTATCTTAAATTCAGTCAATGAATTACCAACAAATGCTAATTTAGGTGATGTGTATGTAATAGATAGAATGATATATATATTCAATGAAAAGTGGCTTGAAGCTGGAAGTGTAAAAGGTGAAAAAGGTGACCCTGGAGAACTTGGGGAAAAAGGTGACAAGGGCTATAAAGGTGACCCTGGAGAACCTGGCGAAGATGGCATAAAGGGAGATAAAGGTGACCCTGGCGCTCCTGGGCAACCTGGAGCAAAGGGCGATAAAGGTGACCCTGGAGAACCTGGCATAGATGGAACTTTTGACGAGTCTAAGAGATTCAGCGCACTCATAACAGCTAATAAAACAATTATAAATGCAACTAATGAAATAAAAAGAAATACAGGAGAAGCAAATCAATTTCTAGAAAATGGTAAGGAGATGCTGGCTAATGCCTTAACTGATAAAAAAGTCCCAACTTTGAGTACAGATTCTTTTGAGGTTATAGCTGAAAATGTAGGAAAAATAAAAGAGACTCCCGACATTCCCGAGGATTCGGAAGGAGTAGTTATAAGGAAAAACAGTTCTGATGTAATAAATAAAATAATCAAACTAGAAACAAAAATTACAGAAGGAGAAGCAACTCCAGGCGAGTTGTGGGCAAACACAGATAATCCGAACTGGATTTTTTATATTAGTGTAGATAATGAAGATAATATAATTTACACAACTGGAACGAAGGTAAAAAAAATAACAACAGAAAATGTGCTAGCTTGGGAAACGAGCGAACTTGGGTCAAGTAATTTAAGCGCAATAAGTATAAATACAGATGGGAAAATCTTAGTCGCAAGCGCAAATGGATATATAGGAGAGTTTAACAGTAAAGGCACGATGTTAAAGCAAATATCGGGAAATACAAGGCAAGTAATTACACTTAAAACAGATTCTGAAAATAACATTATATTTACGACGGCTGAAAAAACGATAAAAAAAATCACTTCTGATGAAAAATTAATTTGGACTTTCACAGGTCATACTGATACGATAAGTAGTCTTGACACAGATAATGAAAATAACATAATAAGTGGAAGTTCAGATAAAACAATTAGAAAAATATCAGCTGACGGGCAAGAGGTTTGGAAATATAGCGGAAGCACAGGAATAATTTTTTTTGTAAAAATAGACCATCAAGGAAATATTATAAATGGTAATTCTAATACTACTGGCAAAATCACAGCCGATGGAATTGAGATATGGCAATATGAAGATGCTTGGCGCGGTACAAGTGTTTTAAGTGTTGACTATGAAAATAACATTTATACTGGTGGACAGGATGAATTATTAAGTAAGTTAACTCCTGGAGGGACTCTAACTTGGAAAATTAACTGGGGACAATGGGCGCTCTCTATATCTTTAGATTCAAAAGAAAATATAATAGTTGGAGATAATAAAGGAGTAATAAAGAAAATGAAAAACACACATACAGTTGAAAATATAGCTTATTTTGAATAAAAAAGAAGGTGATAGATTGAGAGATACAATTTATATAGTGGATATTAATAATAATTTATATCAAGTAGCAACTTTTAAACAATTTGATAATGATATAAATTATAGAATAAGACTTACAGAAAATGGCGTAGACTCTGATTTAACAGGTTATTCAGCTAAAGCGTTTTTTATGGATTCTAAAAAAAGAGTTTTTCAAAGAAATTGCGCTATTGAAGGGTCTATAATAAGCACAAAGCTAGATAATAACATATTATCTTGTGCAGGAACTACAACGTCTGAGTTTGTTTTATACAAAAAAGATATAGCAGTAGCAACTTATCCAATTACCTTAAATATAATACCTGGAATAGACAGGGATGAGGCTATAAAAAATATACCCGACTGGGAGATTATCAAGGATATAGTTGGAATAAAAGACATTATAAGTGAAAAATTGAAAGAGTTAGACCATGCTATTAAGAATATCCCTACAAAAGATGAATTAATAGGTGAAAAAGGAGACAAGGGAGATAAAGGCGATATAGGAAAAGGGATTAATATAAAAGGGTCTTTTAGCTCTGTTGATGAACTACCAGCAAATGCAAGCTTGGGTGATGCTTACATGATTCAAGGTAACTTATATGTTTACAATGGTACAAATTGGATTGATGCTGGAAATGTAAAAGGAGACAAAGGAGAACCTGGTGATAAAGGTGATACTGGAGAAAAAGGCGATACTGGCGATATAGGGCAAGGAATTAAAATAAAAGGTGTGCTAAATTCTATTGATGAACTACCAGTAGATGCGAATTTAGGTGATGCTTATATAATAGAAAACTTTTTGTATATCAAGGGTGATGAATGGATTAATGTTGGAAACACTAAAGGAGATAAAGGCGACCCTGGGGCAAAGGGCGAACCTGGTGATAAAGGAGATAAAGGTGACCCTGGCACTCCTGGGCAACCTGGAGCAAAGGGAGATAAAGGTGACCCTGGCACTCCTGGGCAACCTGGAGCAAAGGGAGATAAAGGTGACCCTGGTACTCCTGGTAAAGATGGAACTTTTGATGAAACGATGGAATTTTCTTCACTTGAAACAACTAGCAAGACATTAATACCAGCTATAAATGAAGTTAAAACAGAGATTGACTTAGTAAAGCAATATGCCAGTAATGGGAAAGAATTGGTCGCTACGGCTATTACTGGTAAAAATATAGTTACAGAAAGTAGCGACACATTTGAGGTCATGGCTGGAAATATAAGAAAAATTAAGGAAATGCCAACTATACCCGAAGATTCAGAAGGGATTGTTATAAGAAAAGATAGCCCTAGTATAATTCACAAAGTAACTAAAGTTGAAATAGTTACAAAAGAAGAGACAAACGAGCCTGCTCAAATATGGTTTTTTCCTTTTGATTCATCAGATGGCGTTATGAAAATGGAAAAAGATTCAGAAGAAAATATAATGTCAATTTTGCCTTTGGCGATTATCAAATTAACAAATACAGGGGCGCAAATTTGGAGAAAACCAGTTCAAGGGAGAGGTCTCAGCTCGCTAGCTAGAGACTCAAAGGAAAATATTTTTATTGGCGATTCTGATGGACGCATAATAAAACTAGCAAATGATGGAGAAGAAATTTGGAACAAACAAATATTCAAACAATGTACTCCTGGTTTAGCAACGGATAATAAAGACAATGTAATTTTTGCAGGCTATGATAATACCATGAGAAAATTTACAAATGATGGAGAATTGATTTGGACAATTACACATGGATATAATGTAATGGAGCTTAAATGTGATAAAGAAAATAATATTATAGCTATATATAATTGTTGGTATGGGACAGGAGAAAAATTTGGATTAAGAAAAATGAAAGAAGATGGAACAAATGTATGGAGTAAAATAATTGTAAATGACATGTCTCTTGGATTAGTTCTCGCGCAAGAAGGCGATATTTATTTTGCAAATTATGCAACAATATTTAAAACAGATAGGGAAGGAGAATTGATATTAAGCAAAACGCATAACTCGTCTGTAAAAATAATATGCTTGGATTCAACTAACAATGTATATTATGGAGACAATGATAGCATAGTTACAAAAATGTCTTATTCATGGGATACGATTTGGACATACAAAGAAAAAACCAGACCTGCAAGCATCATTATTGATACTGAGGAAAATGTACTAATTGGAACTGGTATAAGCGCTGGTGAACACGGTATTAGAAAGCTAAAAAATACTCATGTAGTTGAAAAAAAAGCATATTATATTTAAAAAAATAAGGAGGAATTAAAATGCAAAAATATTTAACAGGATTAGAACATAAAGAAGGGGATATATACAAAGTTAGTCTAATACACTATATGCCTTTTGATGAAAAAAATGGGCTAGGAAAAACGGTGGAAGAATTAGAGCTAGGTGGAGTTTTAGTTGATGAAATAATAGAAGCAGAGCAAAGGGAAGGGTTTTTAAGCGTCATGTATGTAAATAAAAAAACAAAAGAAATTACTTACGAATATGTCGAAATACCACTTACAACAGAAGAACAAATACTAAAATCTTTAAAAAATTTAGAGCAAGATAATGCAAATATAAATTATAGCTTGATGATGGGAGGATTAATATAATGCTAACTTTTGATAAAATAAAATACTACTATAGTGAAAAAATGTGGTCTAAGGAAATGGTTAAAAATGCAGTATCTAAAGAAAAAATAACAGAAAAAGAATATAAAGAAATTACTGGAGAGGACTACAAAGCATAGTCTTTTTTTATTACGTCAAAACGGTCTTAAAATACGATAAGCCAGGAGGGAAAAATGGAAGAACTAATAACGCAACTAAGTGGTCTAGGAGCTGTAGGGATATTATGTGCTTTGCTATTTAAAAACACTATGCAAGAGAAAAAAGAAGATAGAGACATGTATAAAAAGACAGTAGAAAACTTTATTGAACTATCGACACAGCAACAGGAAATCAATAAAAATATACTCGTTGAAATGGGAGCAATGAAAACTGATGTGGAAGAAATCAAAGAAGATGTAACAGACATAAAAGTTATGCTAAAAAAAGAGGGGGACAGATGATGAAAATAGCAATAACACCAGGGCATACACTAGCAGGAAAAGGGATAGGAGCAGTCGGCTATATAGATGAAGGAAAAGAAAATAGGATACTTATGGATTTAGTTACTAAATGGCTTAAAAAGGGCGGGGCGACTGTCTATGCTGGCAAGGTAGATAAATCTAACAACTACTTAGCAGAGCAATGCAAGATAGCTAATAAACAAGATGTAGACGTCGCTGTACAGATACACTTTAATGCAAATAATACAACTCTAAATCCGATGGGTACGGAGACTATATATAAAACTAACAATGGAAAAGTATATGCTAACAGAGTCAATGATAAATTAGCAACAGTATTTAAAAATAGAGGAGCTAAAACAGATGCAAGGGGCTTGTATTGGCTTAGTCATACAAAAGCACCAGCAATATTAATAGAAGTATGCTTCGTAGATAGTAAAGCGGATACAGACTATTATATTAGACATAAAGATATAGTTGCTAAATCGATAGCGGAAGGCATTTTAAATAAGACTATAGATAATAAAGAGAATAGCGAGGGGGAAATCATGTATAAACATACAATCGTTTATGATGGAGAGGTTGACAAAATCCCTGCAACTGTAGTTGGTTGGAGGTATAATGATGGAAAGATATTAATATGTGATATAAAAGACTATGTACCAGGTCAGACAGAGAATTTATATGTTGTAGGTGGAGGAGCATGCAATAAGATAGGTTCTATAACTAAAGAAAGATATACTATGATAAAGGGAAATGATAGGTTTGAAACTACTAAAAAAGCATTAGAATTTATAAAGAAATAATTTTAAGAGAGTAGCAACTAATTTACTAGTTGCTACCCCTTTTTTATTTATTTTCATCTTCTTCAATGAAATTTGGATTACCATACAATTTTATCATTGCTTCTTCTGTTATAAGCCAGTTGCTTCCGCTTTTTCTATAATGAACGCCTTCGATAAGATTATCTTGTCTTACAACACTTCTTAATGTGCTTTCCCCTAGTCCCCAGATAGAAGTTGCTTCTTTGAAAGTGAAAACTTTATATTGCATTAACTCATCTATTCTGTCTATTTCTCTTTCAATTCTGAAATACTTATTTCTTACTATATATACATAGTAATCTCTATCTAAATAATCTTGTATTTCTTTAATAGATAACCATTCGCCCTCCAGCTTACTGTAATTACTTCTTGAAGCAAAATAATCTGAAATCTTGCAAGCGTCAGACAAATCTTTAGCCTTTCTTAAAATTACTAAAAATTCCTCTTTGTTTTCTTTTCTAAGTTTTAAATAATCATTGTAAGTATTAACAAATATATTAATGTCACCATTTCCGCTTAAAACACATTTCTTAATGTATTCTACATATGCCTTATTCAAACCCTTTATAGAGTATTTTTTCAAATCATCATCTTCGTCAAGATAATCTAAAACTCCGAAATAACTTGAAAAATTATCTAATAAATATTTTGCATCCTCTAAATTTAGTTCTTTAAACATATATACCCCACCCCTTCATCAACGTTTACGTTGTTGTTATATTTATATAATATCACTCAACGTTTACGTTGTCAATACATTTCATTGAAATTAATATGACTTGTAACAAAGATAGTTCACTAATAGATGCTATAATGAAAATATAAATATATTTCAAAATAATTTAATTGAAGAAGGGGGTTTTTGTATGGGAAAAATAGATAACGCTTTTAAGATTATAATGCTTTTAAAAGAAAATAAAATATTAAAAACAAGCGAAATATCTAATAAATTAAACATATCAGAGCGACAAGTAAAAGAATATGCACACCAATTACGATTAGCGGGGATTGATATAAAAAGTAGACCAGGAAGTGCAGGAGGGTATTATATAGAACAATGCCCATTTTGCAATAGAGGCAAAATATTATAAATACAATATAATTACAATATTTAAATAGTATATACAATAATATAAAAATATTGCTTGAATATTATTAATACAATATTCAAGCAATATATATACAATGTATTACTTATTATTCTTTGTCTTTCTTCTTTCATTGTAAGCAATTAAATTTTCTTCTTTTACATCTACATCAAATAAAAGCTTTGTTAACATATCGCTTAATATTTTACTTACATCACTATCTAAGTCTATTGCAAGAGACTTCAACTTGTCTACAAGCTCTTTGTCTAGTGTTGCACTCATAGTTACCTTTTTACTTTTCTTATTAACTAGATTATATATACTTAGCTCTTTGTTATTATCTGTAGTTACAATATTTTCCTGCCCAACTGTACCACTTTTTAAAATTGGCTTTTCTTTATTAGTTAGAAGCCCTTCATCAAATTTTGGCATCTATAACACTCCTTTCACTTTTAATTCATCTAGCATAGCAATAAATTCTTTTCTACTAAAATGTTCCTTAGTAGTTTTTGTATAATCAGTTAGAGATAGTTTCTTCAATAATGCCTTTTCTACAAACTCATTTTTTCTGATATATGTATCTAACATAATATCTCTTATATCATTAAAACCTTTTAAGTAAGAATCAAAAGTATCGCTAATTTGAGTTTTCTTTTTCTCAAAGCCTACCAATATAGTATTTTTTATATTATCCTCTTTATCAAAGTAAGTTCTATCGACATCCCAAAGTTGTTTAAATAAATCTGCTCCTCTTAAAGATGAAATATTTTTATCCTGGATTGGAATAATTATGCTATCAGCTAAGTAAAGTACGTTTTTGGCAGTCAAATCGTATCTTGGAGACAAATCACAGATAATATAATCATACTCGCCTAAAACATCAAAATTCTCCATATACCAGCGTGCTAAAAATTTCTCTCTCATTGAAAGAGGTGATAACTCCTGCTCAAATCTAGCCATCTGAATGTCAGAAGCAATTAAATCTACATTAGCATATTCTTTGTTAGGAGATTTGACTATTACATCATCAGCGCTAGACCCTTTTAAAATATCTAAAGTTGTCTTATCGTTATGATTTATTTCATAAACATACTGAGTAAGATTTGCCTGCACATCTAAGTCCCATAAAAGTATTTTTTTATCTTTATCTTTTGCAAGTTCATATGCTGTCATAATAGACATAGTTGTCTTGTATATTCCACCTTTGATGTTAAAATATGTAATTAATTTCGTATCAGCCATTTTAGACACCTCGTTTTTATATTATTATAATATTATTGTAGTATTATTTTTACAATATTGCAACAATATTTTAATACTATATATAGCAATGTAAAAATATTTTATAAATAATATTTTTACAATATAAGTACAATATTTTAATCATGTATTATATATTGTATTTAAAATATATAAATATTATATTTACAATATCGTAAATTTTTAAAAAAGAAGGCTAAGAAATACTAACCCTCTTTTTTAGAAAAAGTTATTTATTCTTAGCCTTTTTAATTATTATTTCCTCATCCTTCAAAGTCACTTCAACACTTCTGTCGTTTTCGGTAACTCCTAACTCTCTAAAGAATGTGATTGGAATACTTAACTTAGTACTCATAGAGCCACTACCACCTAGATTAAAAATCACATTCAAAACTCTTGTTTCTTCCACATTACCATTCCCCTTTTTTGCGTTGCCATCTGAAAAATGCTAATAACAAAAAACTTATAAGTAAACCAATAATGTTACTTACACTAAAATTTTTTACTAAAAGAATTACGTCTAAAAGTATAGTAAAGACAATTAAAGCAACACATATTTTATACACTTTTTTACTCATACATTTCAAGAAAATGTGTTATAATTTAAGAAAGAAGTCACTAAGAAGGAAGTGCAATTCCTTCTTAGCTTAAAACTTACAAGTCTTTTAGTAGTTTGATAAGTCTATCTATCAAGCTTACTAAAATACTCAGAATAGAGAGAATGATTTTAACTTTGCTGAGTCTTTTCTCTCTATTTTTTTGCCTTCTTTCCAGTCTACTCATTTTCTCTTTGT